ATGGCATATACCAGTGTCCTCCCCGTCCACCGCCTGGAGCGTTCCATCGACTATGTGAAGGACCGGACGAAGACCACCAAGAGCGCCGGTTCTTTGGAAGAAGCCATTGATTATGCATGCAACCGGGAAAAAACAGAAGAGACCATTTTTGAGGATGCCATGGGGTGTACCTGTGAAAATGCCTATGCGGACATGGTAAAGACCAAAGAGCGCTTAAGTCATTAACCAGATACAGGTTTGATAAAGTACAAGAACGAGCAAAACTGAAAACTTCTATCTCACGCCTTGTTAACATCCTTTTCCCTGAACTGGAAAAACTTGTTCCTAGTCTTCACATGGTTTCTATATACGCACTCTTAGCCGAGTTTCCTTCTTCTGCTCAGATTGCTTCATGCCATCTGACTCGCCTCACAAATCTGCTGGCGAATGCTTCTAAGGGACACTACAATAAGGAAAAAGCCATAGAAATCCGAAATGCCGCCAAACATTCCATCGGTTCAAATATGCCTGCAAAATCTCTTGAACTAAAGCACACAATTCGGCTTATTCAGGAATTAACTTCTGAGATTGATGAAATAGAATGCTCCATTAAATCCATTATGGACGAAATCCGCTCTCCAATTCTTTCCATCCCCGGTATCAATTACCGAATGGGTGCGATGATCATTGCTGAGATTGGCGACTTCAACCGTTTTAGTTCCCCTGACAAGATACTTGCCTATGCAGGACTTTCTCCCTCTACTTACCAATCAGGTCAGCTTGACGGCTGTTATTCTCACATGGAAAAGCGTGGTTCCCGTTACCTCCGCTATGCGCTGTTTAATGCGACAAAATTTGTCTGCATTTGGGATAATCAGTTCTCTGCTTATCTTGCAAAGAAGCGTTCCGAAGGCAAACACTATAATGTTGCCATATCCCATGCTGCCAAGAAACTGGTCAGGGTTATTTACCAACTAGAAAAGTCAGGGCAGCTTTATCATAGAGCAGCATAAAATTTAACTTCATATCTCCTTTTAGAGCACCTGCAAAGATGCTCTTATTGTCATGCAGTTTTCAAGGTTCAAATATATCTGAAAAGCATTTCTGCAATTTACTCAAAAAATCTTCATTTTAACCTTGACTTTTAATAGTTAGACTTTCTTTTGTCCCCTGTTCCTTTAACACCACTTTATATAATCGCCGTAGCGGTTATACCTTATTTATGCGCAGACATTTCGATTTTCTGTACATCTATTTTCTCAAAATCACGCTCCTTTATATGCCTAATCGCATGGTTAATTGCCTTTAACCGTTTGCTTTCACATAAATTTGCGTTTATAAAAATAGTGAATGAATTATCTTCATTCTCGGTTATTACTTCATTAACGGTCATTCCGTCCATGAAAAAAATTTGATAATCAAAACTCATTATTATCACGTTCCTTTTTCTTTAATGCCATAAGCATATTATATGTTGTTTCTAAATCTTCGGGAGTAGCATCTTTTGCAGCATCGAAAAGTACACGCAAATCTTTGTTTTCAAATAGTTTTTGTGCCATCTCAGCGGTTTCATTATTCAAGTAATATCTTGCCTCATCACCTTCTTTGCTATCTCCTGTTAGTAAATATTCAGATGTTACACCTAAATATTCTGCAATATCTAGTAATCTATCTGCAGGAAATACTCCCTTTTTTAATTGACCAATATAACCATTTGCATAGCCGAGATCACGCTCAACTTTAGATATTGGGATTTTTCGCTCTTTGCATATCTCTTTTACTCTTTCTACGCTGTTCATAGTATCCTCCGATCAAAAATAGGCGAAAGCCTAAAAAATAGGTTGACAAATTAGAGAATACCCTATATAATGAACCTAAGATTTAGGCGAAAGCCTAATTCAAAAGGGCATATATAGAGGATAATCTCGTAATTGGTGGTACTTTTATTTTAGATTATTCTCTATAAAATGTCAATAAATAATTAGATTTTTACCTATAAGAAAGGAGGTTAGACATTGATTTTAAAAAGGGTCGAAGCACTGTGTAAGAAAAAGGGCGTATCAATATCGCGACTCGAAAAAGATTGCAATATAGGAAATGCGACCGTTAAAAAATGGGACGAGTCAGCGCCTAGAGTTGACACATTAAAAAAAGTTGCAGACTACTTCGGTGTATCTATCGAATACTTCCTAGAGTAGTGTAACAGGAAAGGTGTCCGATAAAAAGGACTTTGAACCAGAAGAGGAGGTGAAGGTAATAATGAGAATAAAAATAATTTTTCACATAACAAGGATGGACGATGTTAGTGATGTTTTGAAGAAAGCAGAAGAATTAAAGAAAGAGCACCCCCATACAGAAATTAGTATAGAGGTTCTAGTATAGAAAGATTATTTCTTTCTGATTTCGATGGCTTTTAACCCAGTTGTAGAAATTGTGTAGCTTGTACTAGAACTATACAGGTAAATCTCTGAATGAATCCTAAAATGCTGAGATGCAATTTCATCGCCCGAATATGTTCTTATTCCGGATGAAGTAGGAATTTCGATTTTATCTACATTCGTGCACAAGTGATCATTTCCATCGAAATATGAAAAATAAATATCATACATATAGTAGCTACTCCCTTCTTAATACTCGGCATGCCGGTGCCTGTATTTAAAGTATAGGAGATTTTTAGGGACAACGCAACAAGTACAAACATTAAAACATAAACATAAACAGGAGGTGAAGAACGTGATTGTTGAAGAAATCCGCATAAGAGGTGCAACAATCCGAGTGCATGACGACAGTTATGTAAACCGTACAAAAGAAGAGATCCAAAGCAGTATAGACGCATGCAGTCGGATTATCAGAGAAGCATTAATACGAAAAGAGAAAACCGCGTAAGCGGTAGAAAGGAAAGACAAGCATGGAAGAGATTAAATTACCGACAGTGCCGGAGCTGGAGCTGATCCCGATCGAGCGGAGAAATTTTCCGGAAGAGGATCACAAGCAGGAGAAAATTCAGCACAAAAGAAAAGAAAGAGACAGCGCTGCAAGAGGTCTGATCGCAGTAACGGTTGCCAGCATGATGTTAAACGCGGTGATGGCTGTAATCATTTATATCTTGCAGGCAGGCCCAATCTAAGGAGGTGAACAAAGAAATGGACGAAGAAATAAAGAAAGACGCCGAAGAAGAAATGAACTGCATCTTGGATCTGCTCGAAGATTGGTGTCTGAAATACGATCAGGATTATGTAAATACGGTCGTACTTGTAAAAAATGATCAGATCACATCGTGGGGAAGCGTAGGCAACCAAGAAGACTTTGACGTTTACAGAACAAAAAAGCGCCCATAAGAGGCGGCAGCCTCTAGGACGCATAACTAAACAACCAAGATTATTGTAACAGAAAGGATGAGAAAAGTGAAGAAGTTTAAACTAACAAGCGAATTTATTGTAGATATTTCCGGCGTGAAACTGTTTCGCATTAAAGCGTTAATTGAGTTTGGCAATGTAAAAGCCGGGGATTTGGGAGGATACATAGAAAAAGAAGAAAACCTGAGTCATATGGGCGATGCATGGGTTTCCGACGATGCACGGATCTCCGGCAATGCACAGGTTTTCGGCAATGCACAGGTTTTCGGCGATGCACAGGTTTTCGGCGATGCATGGGTTTTCGGCAATGCACGGGTTTCCGGCAATGCACAGGTTTCCGGCGATGCACAGGTTTTCGGCGATGCACAGGTTTTCGGCGATGCACAGGTTTTCGGCGATGCATGGGTTTTCGGCAATGCATGGGTTTTCGGCAATGCATGGGTTTTCGGCAATGCACGGGTTTCCGGCAATGCACGGGTTTCCGGCAATGCACGGGTTTTCGGCAATGCATGGGTTTCCGGCAATGCACGGGTTTTCGGCGATACACAGGTTTTCGGCGATGCACGGGTTTTCGGCAATGCATGGGTTTCCGGCAATGCACGGGTTTTCGGCGATGCACAGGTTTCCGGCAATGCACGGGTTTCCGGCAATGCACGGGTTTCCGGCGATGCACAGGTTTTCGGCGATGCACGGGTTTCCGGCGATAAGGATTATGCATATGCTCACGGTTTCGGATCTTGTAATCGCACAACCACATTCTTCCGGCTTAAAGATGGAGATGTAGGCGTACGCTGTGGATGTTTCTACGGAACGCTTGCGCAGTTCAGAGATAAGGTCTGCGAAACGCATGGAGAGACAAAGAAAGCACAAGAATATTTAATGTTAGCGGACTTGATGGAGATCAGATTCAAAAACTAAAAAACATTTTAACGAAAGGAATTTGTAAAGATGATTACATGCGATAAAGGAAATGTGAAAACAAAAGGAAATTTAACGTTATTAGAAACAGAAACAGTCGTGATACTTAAAAGGATAAGGAACGCTATCGAAGAAGAGTATGGAAAGGAACACACAGAAAGATCAATGCAAAAAATATTTGAATTATCCACAATGACACGGGAAGAAATAGAAGCAGAAACGGAAAAAGCAGTGCGAGAAATAGCAAGAAAAATAGCGGAACACCTCGTGAAATGAAAGAAGAGCTTATTTTGTGGATCATCCGCTGGGAAGATCCTTATGCATTAGAGTGTAAGACAATGACCAGACTGGAAGTCGAAAAGTACGCTCAAGAAAATCAAAAAAGCGCGGAGGTACATATATAATCAATTAAAAAATGTGAATAAATTAAGTAGAAAGGAAAGAAGATGTATGAAAATAATTAAATTAAAAAGTATTCACATCCAGAATTTTAAGGGATGTGTGAACAAGTTAATTTCATTCGGCGAATTAACGAAAATATATGGCGCAAATGCAACTGGAAAGACAACGGTATTTGATGCTTTCACATGGTTGTTGTTCGGAAAAGATTCGCATGGAAGTGCAAAGTTTGATATTCGCCCATTAGATAAAGACGGAAAGATGATTGATAATCTTGATATCAGTGTAGAATCTGTTATTTCAGTAGACGGTGAAGAATATACGTTGAAAAAGGTTCAGAAACAGAAATGGGTTAAGAAGCGAGGAACGAACTCTGTAGAATTTCAGGGGAATGTGAATGAATTTGAAATCAATGGTTATCCGAAATCAGAAAAAGATTTTAAAGAGTTTATTTCCGGCATGATTGACGAAAAGATTTTCAACCTTGTTACAAATCCGATCGCGTTTACTTCTTTACCATGGAAAGAGCAGAGAGAAATTTTGATGCAGTTTGTTGTAGAAAAACCGGATGCACAGATTGCAGAGGAGTATGGGGATAAGTTCTTAAAACTGATTCCAGAACTTAGAATTGCAAGTACGGATGATATTCTGAAAAAGTATACGAAAGCGAAGAACGCATTAAATAAGGAAATGATTGAGATTCCGGCACGCATTGATGAAGTATCAAAACAGCTTGTCACAATAGATGTCGGTGCTCTTGAAGTTGAAAAAGCTGCGAAAGAAACTGCTTTGAAAAAAGTAGAGGATAAACTTGCTGGTGGAACTGAGAAAAACAAAGAGATCAATGCTAAAAGAGAACAAGTGATGAACCTGAAATTTGATTTAAGCGATATCAGCAATAAAGAAACAGAGATTCTGATGGAAAAGAGAAGAGGTGTGGCTTCTGAATGCAACGAAGTAGAAGAAAAACTAATGTCTTTGAAAAGACAGGCTAATTCTATTGCGGTGGATATCGAAAGCGCAGAAAAGCAAAAAGAGAGTGCGGAAACTGATAAAAAGAAATTTATAGATGAATGGAGACGCGAAAAAGCAAGCGTGTTCCCAGAAATGAAGACATTCCTAGAATATACGCCATTGCCGGAACTTGCAGAAGACGATTTGATTTGTCCGACTTGCGGTCAATCTCTTCCGAAAGAAGTTCGAGAAAAGCGTATTTCTGATTATGAGGAAAGAAAGAAAAATGATGAAGAGAGATATAAAAAATCGAAGGCTGAATATGAAGAACGCTACATTTCAGATAAAGAAAAGTTTGAAAAGAACAGAGAAAACAATCTGAAATCCATTACAGAAAAAGGACAGAAAGCAGCGGATAATATTCGAGAATATCAGAAAATCATTAATGATAAACAACAGGAACTGGAAGCAGTCAATGCAGAAATCGCAAAATTCGAAGAAACATTAAAAGAAAAGAAAGAAATTCTTGAATCGATCCCGACTGTAGCCGATATGTTAAAAAATGAAGAGTACAAAAAAATCAGCGAACAGATTCTTATGTTGGAAAATGAAATCGAAGAAATGAGCAAAGAAACAGTTGGAAAAACAGAATTAGAAGCAAAAAAAGCTGTTTTGCGTGATGAAATCTCAGATATTATTGCGAAAATCAAATCTGTGGACAATTCAAAAGTTAAAGAGCGTATTGCAGAGTTGGAAAAAGAAAAAGCGGAAGTCGGACAGAAGATTGCAGAACAGGAACAAATGATTGATTTAACAGAAGAATTTATCAGAGAGAAAATGAATCGAATTTCTTCTGTGATTAACGAGAAGTTTGGGGGAAGAGTTACGTTTAAACTTTTTGAAGTTCAGATAAATTCTGGAATCAGAGAAACTTGTGAATGTCAGTGGGATGGAAGAACCAATATGAGTAATGGAGAATCTATCGTGGCAGGAATGTATATTTGCAAGGCGCTATCTGAATTATATGAAGTTAGTTGCCCTCTTTTCGTAGATAATTCGGAAGCGGTCAGCGATGGTAGATTTCCAGATATGAACTGCCAAGTTATAAAATTGTTTGTTTCTAATGATAAGGAGCTTGTAGTTTGCTAGAAATGTTTGATTAGGAGTGGAAAATGAGAGCAGAATGGAGAATCAAAGGAATTTATAAGGCTGATGCTCAAAAAGTCGCTGATGAAATCGGAGATAAAAAAGTTACACCACAAGAAATTCTTGAAAAGGCTAGAGATGAAACGTCTGAACTTCACAAGTGCTTTGAATGGGATGATAGTGTGGCAGCAGAACGATACCGATTGCAACAGGCAGGAAATGTATTGAGGATGTTGGTATTTACTCCAAAAACAAGTGAAGAACAGCCGGTGCGATGTTTTCACATAACTACGGAGAAAAATACATATCAGCCGACACAGCAATTCCTTGTTCAAGAAAACGAGTATCAGAGTCTTTTGAAAAAGGCATTGAATGAGTTAGAAACATTTAAACGAAAATACCATACACTTTCCGAATTGGAACAGGTATTTGAAGCGATTGAAAGCATTTAACAACTGAATATCTGTTTAATGGTAGGTATAGTTGTTGGCTTGATTTCCAGCGATCAAATTTTAATTCAAAAAACAATAGCGAAATAGATTATAGGAAAGGAAAAAACAGAACATCGCAAACATTCAAGTCAATACCTACGCCTATCATTGGCAGGAAACAGCTAAGTAAAATTCAGTATAACTTAGAAAAGTAAATAACAACATAGGATAACGAAAAAAAACAGTTTGACCGTCTTGTTGGTTGCAATAGCAACTGAAACCACACTTTACGAATGAATAGGACAGAATAATGAAGATTACGAAACCGAAGAATAGAAGAGCATATAAGAAAACAGACTATTGCAACGAACTGGGCGGTCAAATAGAAAATCATACAAGAGGGATATAAAAATGAAAAATGAAGATGTAATTGAATTAAAGCCATTAGGAAATAAGTTTATGGAAGTAACCATAGTAGGGGATAGTGATTTAGTCCTTAATAAAATGAATGATGTCAATGCAAAGCAGTTGATTGATAAGAGAAAGGATAAGGCAAAAGACACTACAAAACCTAATACGTGGGAAGAAATCATTACCTCTATGCACTGGTATAACGGAAAACCTACCGATTTTTCAGAAAAAGGTCTTGCAAAAGCATTAAAGGAAAATGCGCCTTGCATTACTGATTTTGGGTTGAAAAAATCTTTCGGAGACGCTGTAGTTCGCGCCGAGATCGACAAGTACAAGACAAAATTTGATGCAAACGTGAACATGGTGGATAAAAGCGGTTTAGTTCCGATTAAATTTGCAGAGCATTTTATTGATGAGAAATTGATGTCTCCAAAGAAAGGAAGTCCAGTGCTTGTTCATCTAAATCGATTTACTGGATGGAGCGCAACATTCACAATTTCTTATATGGAAAATGTATATTCTGCGGAACAGATTATCAATATCATCAATATTGCAGGATTTGGACTTGGAATTGGAAGTGGCAGAACGAGTGGTTTTGGAAGATACCATGTAGAAAATGTAAGGGCGGTGTAAAGAATGATCGCAATTAAAGCACGATACTTAAAGCATGGAGAAGCCATCGGAAAAGACTATGTTTTTGCTTGCAACTTCCTTCCGAAACTTGGAGATATTGTAAAAGCCGGAAAGGCAAAGGCGGTTGTGACGGAAGTAGATACATCAGATGGTGCGGTTTACAAGTACGATGGGGAATTAAGAGTAGTAGAAGAAATGGAGGAATAGATAAATGAAAGAGGAATTACTCAATATTGCCATGCAGTCTTTATCAGATGATGATGTGAAAGAAATTGTAAAAGATAAGTTTAAAAAGATGATGGAAAAAGCAGTAGAGGATGCTTTTCGGTGGGGAGATGCGGAAAAAGCAATCAAAAACAAAGTTACAGAGGTTATGGTTCCGTATATCGAAAAATATGACTTCTCCGAATATCTTCCTAAGCTGGATTCGGTTTTGACGGAAATTGTTAATTCTGATGCTTGCATGGGAAATAAAACAATCCTTGAAAATTTTAGAGATTTGATGATTGAGCCAGAGCAAAAAGAAATCAAAGTAACTGATTTGTTCAAAATTTGGAAAAAGCGGTGCGAAAAGGAAATTGATACATGCGGATTAGACATTGATTACGATGGCGGAGTTTCTTATTCGTGTGTAGAATGTGAAATGAGTGTGGAAGAATTGGGCAAACCATCATGGAGCAGTACTAAAAGAGCACTAATTACATTTGAAAATGAGCATGACGAATCACTTAATGTTGAAATTCCTATTTCTAAATGGGTATTTGATAGTGGGAGAGAAGAACCATATACACTTTCATTAGAAAATGATTTGACGATTTCATCGTTGAGGTATATGGATGATTTTCAGATTTTGCTAATGCGTCTTGCTAGAGCGGAAACATCAATCATTATCGATAAAGATTACGATAGTGATGATATTTACCCGGAAGCAGAGCCAGAAGCAAGTTTTAGTTAATAGAAATGGAGGAATAAATTATGTCAGAGAATACACAGGTAGTAACACAGAATACAGGAGCAGTAGTGCAAAAGCCAAAGACATTTGATATGGCTTTAATGGAGAAACTTGATAGCGTGAATGACGCACTTCCGAAAGATTTCAATAAACAGAGATTCGTGCAGAATACTCTCGCACTGATCCACGACAACCCGAAGCTTATGGAGTATAAGCAGTCTGAGATTATGTCCGGTTTGATGAAAGGTGCTACGTTGGGCTTGGACTTCTTCAATAAAGAGGCATACCTCGTGCCATATGGAAGTCAGTTGAATTATCAGACGGACTATCGTGGAGCAAAGAAACTTGCAAAGAAGTATTCTATCCGTCCAATCAAAGATATTTATGCAAAACTCGTTCGTGAAGGTGATGAGTTTGAGGAGGTTATTGAAAACGGAGAACAGGGAATCAACTTCAAACCAAAGGCTTTTAATGATGGAAAGATTATCGGAGCATTTGCAGTTTGCCTGTTTGCAGACGGCGGTTTGATTTACGACACAATGAGCATTGCAGATTTGGAGAACACAAGAAAATCCAGTAAGGCGAGCAATTCTCCGGCTTGGAAGAATTTTACCGGAGAAATGTACAAAAAGACGGTGCTGCATAGACTTTGTAAGCATATTGAACTTGATTTTGAGAATCCAACTCAGCAGAGTAACTTTATGGCTGGAATGGAAATTGAAACAGATGTAAGCGAGATTGCACACAGAAAAATCGCAGAAAACGAAAATTCACAGCCATTTGAAGTTGTGGCAGACGTGGAAGCGAAAGAAGAACCAAGTTTCGTGACGGAGGGATAGAAAATGAGAGTAATTAGCCAGGATGGAATGCAAGATATTCCGTATAAGAAATTTGTATTTTCAATTACAAAAGACAACAGGATTGTAGCAACGATAGGTTGTACTGCTCCTCCAACAGAATTGTATATGTCATCAGTTGCAAAATATTCTATACAAGAAAAAGCCATGAAAGCAATGGAAATGTTGAGAAGTGCTTATACAGGGATGCCAGTTGTTTTTCAAAATATAGAACTTTCAGAAAAGTTTAGGGAATTACTTGAAATAACAAAAACGAACGGAATTATCACAATCACAGATGATAAAAAGTCGAAAATCGAATATGTCAATAATGTGATTTTTCAGTTTCCGAAAGATGAAGATGTGGAGGTATAGTATATGAAATTACATTTTTACATTTTGAAAGGACTATACGGAAGTAATCCAAAACTCACATATTCTGAATGTGAAGTGGACGAAAAGCCAAAAACTTATAAACCGATAAGCAGATTCCCGGACGGATATTTTAGTTCGTTCGTTAAAAAAGAAGATGTTGCGAGTTTAATCGGAGGAAACGTAGTTGTCTTAGAAGAAAAAGATGATAAGAAAGCAAAAGAAATATTTGCACATTATTTTGATCGAGCCATTGATCTTAAGAAAAGTGAAATAGATAACTTGGAAAAAAGTTAAAAGCTATTAACGAATTTGGGGATGTATAGCATGGACGAAGCAGAGAAAATAAAGATTATTGCCGAACATTACGGATATGACTCGCAAAGCAGACAGTGCATTGAAGAGATGGCAGAATTGACACAAGCCATCAATAAGTGGTGGAGAGTTTGCGGAAACGGTCAAAGAACTGAGAAAAGTATTGCAGAGTGCAGAGACAATTTGGTTGAAGAAATTGCGGATGTGCAGATTATGTTATGGCAGATCGAATACCTGCTTCTTTCTACACCGGAAGTAAATCAGATGATTACACAGAAATTGAACAGGCAGTTGGAAAGGATTAAGAGAGAATGGTTGAATTTGAACAATTAAGCTTTTTAGACGATGAAAAACCTTTATTCAAAATTAAAAATCCCATTATGTTGATTGAACTTTTTGCAGGAGTTGGAAGTCAAGCAATGGCACTTAGAGATTTAGGAGCAGATTTTGAACATTACAGAGTGGTTGAACTCGATAAGTATGCTATTAAAAGTTATAACTCAATTCATGGAACAGAATTTCCAAAAATGGACATTACCCAAATTCATGGTTCAGATTTAGGAATTGAAGATGTAGAAAAGTTTACATATTTGATGACATATTCATTTCCATGCCAAGATTTATCGGTCGCAGGTAAAGGAAAAGGAATGGCTAAAGGCGATGGAACGAGATCGGGATTACTTTGGGAAGTCGAAAGATTATTGAATGAGGTCGAGAACCTTCCTCAAGTTTTGATAATGGAAAACGTACCACAAGTACATGGGAAGAAAAATATTCAAGATTTTGAGCAATGGATTAAATTTCTTGAAAACAAAGGGTATTCAAATTATTGGCAAGATTTGAATGCTAAAAATTACGGAGTTGCACAAAACAGAAACAGATGTTTTATGGTTAGCATTTTAGGAAATTATAAATATGAGTTTCCGAATCCGATCGAATTGACAAAGAAGATGAAGGATTACCTAGAAGATGAAGTTGAAGAGAAATATTATATTAACAACGAGAAGGCAGATAAGCTGATTCGTCAATTGATTGACAACGGAACTCTTGAAAATACAATGTTGACAGACAGACAGACAGACAGACAGACAGACAGACAGACAGACGGACGGACGGAACTGTCGTTGACGGAACAATCAATAATCCAAGGAAACGAGATGTCGCAAACTGTATCAAAGCAAGATATGATGCAGGGATCTCGAACCTTAGTGCAGACGGAACCGTGGTTGTTGAACAACGAAAACATTGGAAGAAAAACAGACACGGCAACTTGTTTGCTTGCTAGAGATTACAAAGGTTATGGAAAGATGCAGCTTGGAAATGGAGTAGTAGAGCAATGGAGGAAATCTTAGGTAGCATTTATTGTAACAACAGCGAGATATTCGGCATTCGATTGATGAAGAATATGTTTAAAACAATAGAGGCGGATAGTCATGATTTAGGAGTTGTTATGAAAGAAAAGAAAATTGGAAACTTATATGGATTCTCCGGTGGGAATTATGCAGGGAATGTATATGAAAAAAACAATTTATGTCCAACAATTAGTACGTGCCAAGGAGGTGGGAAGCAGCCAATGATTATTGATAATCCAAAACAATTAGGATTTATGGATAGCGGAACCGGAAAACATCAATCGAATACTGTGTATGACGAAAAAGGAATTTGCCCTAATATCACAACAATAGAGGGTGGCGGAACGCAGCAAATTAAAATTGCAACGGCAGATGCAATCATGAAAGACAATACGATTTGTGTTGCTATGAGAGGCAGAAATCCGGAGAATCCATCAGACAGAACGTCAGGAGTACATACAGAGCAATGCTTGGAAATAAATCAAAACGGAACGAGTAATACGCTCACAAGCGTTCAGAAAGACAATCTAGTGATGCAAACCAATAATTGCATTGATATACAATACAGAATACGAAAACTAACTCCGAGAGAATGTTGGAGATTAATGGATTTCAAAGATTATGATTTTGAAAAAGCACAAGAAGTAAATTCAAATACACAGTTGTATAAACAAGCAGGGAATTCGATTGTGAAGAATGTGCTTGTTGCAATATTTGGACAAATGATTGATGGAAAGGAAAATGTTTACAAGGAGGTGGTCTAATGCTTATGAAATGTATAAATTCCGGTAGTAGTGGTAATGGATATGCACTCATTTCAGATGATGAAATTCTACTGATAGAATGTGGAGTTCCGGCAAAAGAAATGTTACGTGCGATTGATTATCGGACAGGAAAAGTTGCCGGATGCCTTATCTCTCATGAGCATGGTGACCATGCAAAGTATATCAAGCAGTACATGAAATACGGGATCAAGTGTTATACCTCTGATGAAGTACAGGAACGTATTGAAACAATCTATGGAGAAAAAACGATAGGAATGAATCGTATGCACGTTGCAAAAATCGGTTCATTCCAAGTGATACCGTTCCAGTCACCACATAACGGTACAGAATGTGACGGTTTCTTGATTAAACATGAAAAAATAGGTTGCTTGCTATTTATTACAGACGCAGAATATTGCAAATATGATTTCTCAAAAATGGGTATCAACCATGCAATGATCGAGTGCAATTATTCCGAGGATTACTTAGATGTGGAAGAAAATCAAGGTAAAACAAATCATGTACTGCAAGGACACATGGAATTACAAACTTGTAAAAGGCTCATACAGACGATTAACAGTCCAATGCTAAGAAGTGTAGGCTTACTGCATTTAAGTTCACAGAATGGAAATCCTGAACGATTCAGAGAGGAAATAGAAGAATTGGTCGATTGTGATGTAGATGTGTGGGTAGCAGAAAAAGGTATAGAAAGGGAATTACGGTTAGAACCGTTTTAGGTGGATTATGGAAAGATTAACGGAAAGAAAATACGGAGAAATTGTCTCTGTAAAAAACGAAGAAGGCGGAATAAGTTGTAGTTCGTTTTGCAATGATTGTTCGCAAGGTACAGGAAACTGTATATATGTAAAAGAAATGGTAGAAAAACTTGCAGAATACGAAGATTTAGAGGAACAAGGAAAATTTCTGAAACTTCCATATAAGGTTGGAGATAAGGTATACATGATATGTGAAAGAGAAGTAATTCCATTTAAAATATCTTCTTTAATGATTTGTGAAAATTATATATACATAACTGTTAAATATTCAGGAAACGATGAAAATCTTAAATTTTGGGAAATTCGTATTTCCGAAAAAGATATTGAAAACAGATTGTTTTTCACAAAGGAAGAAGCGGAAAATTTCGTAATAACTTCGGGAAAGGACAGTGAAAAACAATGAAAGAAACATTAAAAGTCAAAGATATTCTTTCGCATTGCGAAGAATCTGCGAAAAAGTGCAGAATTTTAGCAGATAAGGCAATCGAGAATGTCGGTCATGGAGAAAGTGAAGAATCAGCGATTGGGGCGTGTGCGTTCTTCATGCAGGAGCAGAGAATGTATCGGCAGATTATACCGGACATTATAAAAGAGCTTGCAGAAAGTGAGGATAAGGAATGAACAGCATTGTAATTGTCGGTCGGGCGGTCAGAGACGCAGAAGTGAGATATTCCACAGGCGAAAAGTCAACAGCATTTGGAAATTACACACTTGCAGTTGATAGACCGTACAAAAAAGACGGAGAGAAAGAAACAGATTTTATCATGTGCAAAGTTGTTGGAAAGACCGCTGAATTTGCAGAAAAATATATTACAAAAGGTGTAAAGATGATTGTTCGCGGTCGGATGCAGATTGATAACTACACAGACAAGAACGGAAACAAAAGACAGTCAGCATATATTTTCGTTGAGCAGCAGGAATTTGCTGAGAGCAAAAATGCAAATCAGCAGAATAACAACAATGTACAGGCAGGACAATCACCTTATGGAAATATGCCTACCGATTCGGACGGGTTCATGCACATTCCGTCAGATATAGACGATGAAGTTCCTTTTGCATAGATTGGAGTGACGTGTATTGAGTTATCAAAACTTTAGACAGATAAAAGCTATTGAACAGAAGAATAAACAGCGGTTGCTTGAGGTTGATCCGGGATTAGACGATGAAAGCGGTATCTACTTTTTGACGAGGGAAGATGAGCAGGGTTTCCGATACGCTTATGTTGGACAGGCAGTACATATTTTAACGAGATTAGCACAACACCTATCTGGATATGAACAGCATATTGACCGTTCTCTAAAAAAGCATGGGTTGTACTCAGAAGATAATACATATGGGTGGAAAGTTGGATGTATGCACTTTTCAAAAGATAAACTCGATGAAGCTGAGAAGTATTTTATAAAAGCGTATGCAGATAAAGGTTACCAGTTACGAAACAAAACTTCTGGCAGCCAAGGCGAGGGAAAGTCGCAGATTGCAGATTACCGACCGCAGAAAGGCTATCATGACGGTTTGAAACAAGGTAGATTGAATTTGGCAAGGGAATTATCATCTATCGCAGAAAAGCACCTTAAAATCGAAATTAGAGATGACAAGAAGAACAATAAGATTTCACAGAGACAGTTTGAGAAGTTTAAGGAACTGTTAGGAACCGAAAATTATATGGGAGGAAATTAAATGTGTAACATGAACAAAATTTTAGAAAAAGCAAAAGAATTAGTAGCAATGTTGGAGGAAAAGGAAATATCGGATAAAGTTGAACTTTCCACAGTTTCTCCGGGCTGTGTGATTGACCTTGGGGAAGATGAATTTGTGGTGTTAGACCATGATGATGGCGGAACATTGATTATTTCAAAGGGTTTCATGGAAGAAAATGTGAAATTTGGTGATAACACTGATTTCAATGGTTCTAATGTGCAGCGTGTGTTGTATGAAGATATTCTTCCGAAGATTGAAGCAACTGTTGGAAAAGACAATGTTCTTTCACAGACTGTGAAATTAACAACAGTTGATAATCAGAATATTTATGAAGATGTGACTGGAAGAATCCGGTTACTGACATTTGATGAAGTTAGAAAATACAATCCGTTGATCGTGAATAAAGATTTGGATGATTATTGGTGGACAATGACTCCGTGGACAAGCAATGATAGATGGAAATATCCAATCGCCGTTGTTTCGCCGGTTGGCGGCATCGACTCCGGGATCTACGATGGCGGCTGCGGTGTTCGCCCGGTTTTGTATCTTAAATCTAATATCTTTGTATCTTTGGGAGGAAAATTCGATGAGAAATAAACTTGAGCAAAAATTAAATGAACTGGAACGGAAGTTAGACGACGGTTTAAATGAATTAAAAAAGTTAAAAGCAAAATTAGAAGCGGAAAAGCTCGCAGGATTAAAAATCGGAGATACCTTTGAATTAATTGGGAAAAAATGGAAGATTCTGGATTCGAATGAAAATGACATGCTATGCATTTGTATGGAATCTCTAGGAGATAAAACATTTGATTCAGAATGCAACAAATGGACATCAAGTAATTTAAGAAATTATCTCAATACAGAAATATATAAAAAAATCTGTGAAGAAATTGGTGAAGAGAATGTGATTGAGTTTGAACGCAATCTGTTGTCTCTTGATGGTCAAACAGAGTACGGAGCTTGCAAAGATTTTGTTTCATTGATTTCGATTGATGAATACAGAACGTATCGAAGTCTGATTCCAAATTTTGATGAATGGTGGTGGATGCTTTCACCGTATAGCACAAAATGTAACGAGGATTCAAGTTATGTTTCCGTTGTTTCGCCGGTTGGCGGCATCAACTTCGGGAACTACGTTAACAGCATCGGTGTTCGCCCAGTTTGTATCTTTTCATCTACGCTCTTTGAATCAGAGGATGAGTAAATGGCAGAAACAGAGTTGCAGGTAATTTTAAAAGCAATGGAACTTTCCGAGCATACATTGAGACTGACATCGAACTGTAACCGTTATCCAAAAAAATATCGGTTTTCACTTGTAGATAAAATGCAAAATAAATGTCTTTGTATCTACGAATCGTTGATGGAAGCAAACCGGACTGACATAAGAGAATATAAACGTGAACGTATGGAATTGCAGACCAAAGCGATTACATATTGCGATGAGATGTTGTTTTATATCGAATTATCTATGAAACTAAACATCATCAATACAAAAAGCATGGAATATTGGTCGAAAATGGTAAAAGATATTAAACACATGACGATCGCTTGGAGGAAGAAAGATAGAGGAAGATAGTAAAATCATAGGTTATATATCGTTAAACCGTTGTTTCGCCGGTTGGCGACATCAACAACAGGAACTACAATAACAGCAACGGTGTTCGCCCATTCTGTATTACAGACAGTCGGAGTAGGCAGCAAGCTGAAACCAGAGAAAGAGATACAAAAAGATGTATGACCTTCCCCAAATGGGTAAATACAAAGGAGTTTATGAAATGGACAAGGACATTATTACGAATTTTGAAAATCTGTACCGCGCTTATAAAAAAGCGAAACTTGGTAAAAGTCATAATGGAAGTTGTGCAAGATTTCAAAATATGAGTCTTGAGGGAATTCATCTGCTGAAAGAACAATTAGAAAACCAGACGTATCAGATTGGAAAGTACAGTCAGTTTAAGATTTATGAGCCAAAAGAGCGAGTGATAATGTCCTGCTCATTCAAAGATAAGGTTGTTCAGCATTGTTTGTGTGATAATATCTTGCATCCACGATTGCAAAATGTGTTCATTGAAACTAATTCTGCCGGGCAAGTTGGTAAAGGTACGTTATTCGGTATGGATAAGTTGAAAGAACAAATGCTGGCATTCTATAGAGAACATAGAATAGACGGTTGGATTTTGAAATGCGACATTGCAAAATTCTTTTACAGTATCAACCATGAGGTCTTGAAAGATATTGTGGATTACTATTTTCCGAATAGTTATACAACATGGTTGAACCACTTGTTTATTGATAGCACGAACGGTTTTGGACTTCCACTAGGAAATCAAGTTGCACAAGTATATGCCTTAATGATGTTGGACTGCATTGATCATATGATAACTGGAGAGCTTGGAATCAGATATTACGGTCGATATATGGATGATTTCTATTTGATACACTACGATAAATCATATTTGAAATACTGCCTTCTTTATATAGAAGAAATGGTTTCAAGTTTAGGATTATCACTGAATGGGAAAACACAAATTTGTCCGTTCAAAAATGGTATTCGGTATCTTGGGTTTCATCATTATATGACGAAAGATGGAAAATATATTCGACGGTTGAATTCCGAAAATAAACGTAGAGCGAAGAAGAAAGTCAGAAATATGTTGCGATTGTTAAAAGCAAGGAAAATAAGTGAGAAAGAATTTCAAAATAAGTACGGTTCGTGGAAGAATCATGCCTCACATGGAAATACAGTGAAGCTGGTACATTCAATGGATTTGCACATAAAATCAGAGATTGAGAAAGGATAGGTTATATAAAACGGTAATTTTATGATAACGGAGTACCTCTGAAATGAGCGGCTGGATAAAAATACATAGAGACATTTTGTATCACGAAATATGGAGTGATAAGCCATTTTCAAAAGGGCAGGCGTGGATAGACCTTATTCTACTGGCGAATCATTCAGACAATAAATGCATGGTCGGGAATAAGGTGGAAGAAGTTAAACGTGGTAGTTTTATCACATCAGAATTGAAATTGATGGACAGATGGGGATGGGGCAGAAAAAAGGTTCAGTTGTTCTTGAAGTTTCTGGAAAGTGAATCCATGATTGTCCGAAGTGCGAACAACAAAAGAACAGCAATAACCATTGTGAATTATGATGTTTATCAATATCAGGGAACATCAAAAGAACAACAAAAGAACAACAAAGGAACATCAAAAGCACACAAACAAGAAAGAAAGAATGAAAAGAATGTAAGAAATTATAATAATTTCGAGCGTAGGAAGTACGACATGGATTCACTAGAAAGTAAGTTGATGGAGGTGAATATGAATGGCAAAATCAATAAAGCATAGTTTCAATGGAAGTCCAAGGAAACAGTCGATAGGATACAAGACTGGTAATATGGCAGCTTTTATGTATGCCGGTTCAAAACGAAAGAGAAAGAAAAGGGTGAAAGGAAAATGAAAAACGTGATGTTGAAGATTATATAAAAAATAGAATGTGAATTATACTTAGGAGATGAACTATATGGAAATATTAGAGAAGATTTTGGAAGAGGTAACGCAATATACAAAAGATGTATACGAATGCGATCTTGACGATATCGTTGAGTATCAAAGAAGAAACAAAGAGGATAAATGTACATATATTGTACAAGGAATTGAAGAAGCAACAGAGTTTATCCGTTCACACATGGATGAAACTATTTCTGAAATGGAAAAAGTTGAAAAAGAGAAAGTAACAAGCGCAGAGATAATAACCAGACAAATTGATGGAAAACCATATTATCATATTAAGTTTAAAAAAGTCGGTGAAGATGAATACACCATAGGGTATAGTTCTTTCAAATTGGATTATGTTGTTAAATGGCTTAATGATTACTTTGAGTTTTACGGAGAAGCAAAGGTATCTTGTGATGATAACGGTTGGATTCCGGTACAAGGGCGGTTACCGGAAGATAATCATAAAGGAATCTATGATATGCAACTGGTTACTCTTGAAGATGGAGAAGTATGTATGGGAGTGTATAATAATCGCGAAAAAGAATGGTGGACTAGAAAACAAGAGGGAGAAAGATGGTATACAAATAAGCATAATGTTATTGCATGGCAACCTCTTCCAGAACCATACAAGGAGGAAAAGAAATGCTGAGAAAGGCCAAAACAAACGAAGCACAGCGCCGGAAGCAGGCAGAGAGCATCCGGCAACGCGGAATTGAGCAGATGGCAGAGCATGATCCATCCGCGACGGCAAAGCGTCAGATGAATCACAAGCCATATCAGGCTGCGGTGCTGATCCGGGAGCAGGGAGAGCAGATGCGAAGAGAAACAGCAGAATCTTGGTTAAAACGAAAAAATGTATTAATTTAATAGAAAGGAACTTAAGGCTTATGAGATTAGGAAAGTATTTATCCTCATTGACTAAGCCGGAACTTGAAGAATTAAGAGATTTATTAAATTTATCCGATGATGAATATCCGATTTTTGAAGAATTATCTCACGGTAGAAGCAAAGTATATATTTCCGATCAATGTAAAATATGTGTTTCTACCGTGGATAATCGGATAAGAGCAATTCGGAAGAAATTAGAACGGTTACAGAATGGTGGTGTTACCGGTGGCTGA